ACTATTCAACTTTATGATACAATAACTGGAGCTAGTCCTGGTTCTTCTCCAACTGGTGGCACATTAGTTGGTACTGCGCGAGTTCGTTTTATTGAATATCATAGTGGTGACAACCCATTCGACTCATCTACTGTTTGGAAATTGGGATTGTTTAATGTTCAAATGATCGGAACATATACATTTAATCAGAACGTAAAATCTTTTGTTTATAGTAATGGATTTACTGCTGATATTGCTCCAACTATTACTCCAGTTACTGGATCAGTTTCTGTTTCTGGTACTACATTGACTGGTGTTGGAACATCATTCCAAACTCAATTAACTGTTGGGGATTTAATTGCAGTTAATATTGGTTCTTTACAACAATTATTAAAAGTTTCTTCTATAACAAGTCAAACTTCTATTACTCTTGCAGCAGCAGGAACAACAGTTTCTGGTGTCTCAATTGGTCGTTGTACAACTTCTATACAAGAGCCAGATACAAATACATTAGTATTCCATACTCCATATTATGCTGTCAATTCAATGCGTAATGCTTCTGGAAGTATTAATATCAATTATACTGTTTATGAACAATACACAGCAACAGTTTCTGGAACTTCAGTAACATTTACAACATCAAATGGTACATTTGAATCATACGCTGGTGTTTCTAATTATGTTTTCACTAATGCTACTACTGGTGCTATTTTTGAACCATCCGCTAGCCAAGTTAATATTTCTGGAACAAACTTAACTGTTTCTGGTTTAACTTCTGGTCAAGCAACATCAGGACAATCTGTAAGCGTTGTTGCTGGCGTAACACGTACTGGAACTGGTAATGAAAAAAGTAAAACACTTGTAACAACAACTGTTACATTTAATACTCAATCGGCAGCACAAGCATCAATTATAACTTTACCAAATGCTGACTTATATAAAATTGTAAGTATTATGCAAGCTGACGGACAGGCTTGGGGTTCGACTCCAACATCTTCTCAGTATGTGACAAGTTTACTGCCTAATTATAGTGTAAATAATGGCCAGACTAATGAATATTATGGATTAGCCTCACTAATTTTAAACCCATCATTTAATGTTCCTACAGCACCAATTCAAGTAACATATCAATATTTTACTCATGGTCAAGGTGATTTCTTTACTGTAAATTCATATAGCAGTATTCCTTATGCAAGTATTCAATCTAATTTAAGAGATTCTATTGACTTTAGACCACGTGTTGCTGATTATTCTGCTGGGAGTCCAATAAATTTTAATGGGTCAGGTTCTTCTTATAGCCCTGTTCCTAAACGTGGTGTATATTTAACTGCTGATTACAGCTATTACCTTCCAAGAACTGACAAGATTGTTATTGATCAGTACGGAAACTTTAGTGATATTCAAGGTGTGCCTTCTTTAACACCTGGAGTTCCTTCTGATCCTACTGGAGCAATGACTCTTTACACACTAGCATTGGAGCCATATGTATTCAGCACAAATGCTACTAGTGTGTTACCAACTGTTGTTTCTAATAGACGCTACACTATGCAAGACATTGGTGGTCTAGATACTCGTATTTCAAATCTTGAGTATTATACATCACTGTCGATGTTAGAACAAACTACGCAGTCAACTCAAATTACTGATAGCACTGGTTTAAACAGATTCAAAAATGGATTTGCTGTTGATAATTTTAGTGGTCAAAATAGTCTTGGAGATCCAACAAATCCTGACTATTTCTGTTCTATTGACAGTTCTAATGGAGTTTTACGTCCATTCTATACTGCTTCTAATGTGCCTTTAATTGAATTAAATTCAAATAATTCACAACGTGCAGCGTCAAACTACCAAATTACTGGTGACATTGTTACATTACCATATACAACAACACCATTTATAACTCAAGGTGTTGCTTCTGAATTAGAAAATATTAATCCTTTTGCGATTTATACTTTCTTGGGTTCTATTAATTTAAACCCAAGTAGCGATGACTGGTTTGAAGTTAATCAACTTCCAGACATTGTTAATGATGTTATGGGTAATTACAATACCATTTTAGCAATTGCACAACAAGCTGGTATTCTTGGTACTGTTTGGAATGGTTGGCAAACTCAGTGGACTGGAACTCCTGTAGTTACTGGTACTCAAACCCTAGTTGGATCTGCTCAAGTTGGAACACGAAGCTGGTTGACTGGTCAAATTTCAAACGTAACAACTGCTCAAATTAATGCAATTGCTGGTGTTAATAATACTACATTAAATGGTGGGTGGGGTTATCGTACTGTTGTTGTTCAAAGTAGTGCAACACCAATTGGCCAAACCAATAATGGTATTACTACCTCTATCCAAAGCACAACAGATTATCAAACTGTTGGAACAAATGTAGTTTCTACTGCTGTTATTCCATTTATGCGTTCAAGAAATATTCTTGTTCAAGTAACTGGTCTAAAACCATTAACTCAGATTTACCCATTCTTTGATGGTGTACCAGTAGGTTCATATTGCACCCCATCAACAAATATGATTTACACTTTGGCTTCTGGTTCATTTGATGATTCTACTAATGCTGGAGCTAATGGTTCTGTTGCTGCTCGTCAAATTGCTGGCGACCCTGCTGTTTGTCTAAATGTTGGTGACGTTGTCAAAGGAACTACTTCTGGAGCAACTGCAGTAGTCATAAACAAATATACAGATTATACCACAAATGCATTGCATATGGAACTTGCTAATGTAATTGGAACATTCCAAACAAATGAAACAATTACTGGTTCTATTTCTAATGCTGTTGGTGCTGTGGTATCCGTTACTGTTCCAAGTAATACAAATTTAATTACAAATAAACTTGGTCAATTGAACTTCTTGTTTAATATTCCAAATAATGATTCATTGAGTTTCAGAACTGGAACTAAGACATTCACTTTACAAGATGTTTCTACATTTACTGGTCAGTCAACAACTAAAGCGTCTACACCATATACTGCTCAAGGTACATTAAATACCCAACAGACAACTGTTAATGCAGTACAAAATGCTAATATTGTTCAAGAACAGGTTACTGCTAATAGAACAATTTACGCTGATTCTTCTAGTGTAGTTTCTGATACTGGTTGGTATGATCCATTGGCAGAATCATTCTATGTTTCTTCTCCAGGTGGCGCTTTCTTAACTTCTATTGATGTTTATTTTGCTTCTAAGGATGCAAATATTCCAGTTACATTACAAATCCGTAACATGGTTAACGGAAATCCTGGACCATTGATTCTTCCATTCTCAGAAGTTACATTAAATCCAGATCAAGTTAATATTTCATCAAATGATGTTATTATTAAAGATGGATCTTCATGGCCAACTTTTGATACAGCAACAAGATTTACTTTTGAGACTCCTGTCTACGTACAAGATCAAACTGAATATTGTTTTGTTCTTAAATCAGATTCAAACAATTATCAAGTATGGGTATCTAACATGGGAGATTTAATCCCAGGAACTGATACATATATTACTGAACAACCATATGCTGGTGTAATGTTCTTGTCTCAAAACGCTTCAACTTGGACACCTGATCAAAATCGCGATATTAAATTCACAATTAATCGCGCAGTATTTAATACTGGTGTTATTGGTAATGTAGAGCTTACAAACAACCAGTTACAAATGGATGTATTAGAAACAAATCCATTCCAAACAAACGTAGGAACTAATCTTGTTCGTGTTTGGCATTATAACCATTGTATGCCAGTTGGTTCAACAGTAAATATTGATGCTTCTTTATTGGATCAAGATATTACTGGAACTATTACTACTTCTGCAACATCAACTACTGTTACAGGAACTGGTACTTCGTTTACAACTCAATTAGCGGTTGGTTCAGCATTATATGATAATAATATGAATTTAATTGGTGTTGTTGCTTCTATCGCAAGCAATACTTCTCTGACTCTAACAGCAAATGCAACTGAAGCATTGACTGGTTATCAAGTTCAATATATTAATCCAATTAATGGTATCCCAGCATCTCAAATTGTTGGAACACATACCATCTCCAATGTTCTACACGACTCTTATGTAATTACAGTTTCTACTAATGCAACTGTTGCTGGATATCAAGGTGGAAATAATTGGAGAGCCACAAAGAACGTACAGTTTGATGTAATTAATCCATCAGTTCAGATTCAATCTTTCCCAGATTGTACAACTAACTTTAGTGTTAAGACTACAACTGGTAAATCTGTAAATGGTTCTGAAACACCATATATTACAAGTAGCACTTTTGCTCCAGCATTAAATGGATCAAATAATGTTTACTATGCTCCACAAATGATTGCTTCTAAAGTAAACGAAACAACATTCTTGTCAGGAAATAAATCGTTAACATTCTCTGTTGGTATGTCAACAACTAATGATGCGGTTTCTCCAGTTATCGATACTACTAGAGCAAGTTTAATTTGTATATCTAATAGTGTTAACCAACCAACTGTTGGAAATACAGATGTTGCAGTTTTAGATAAT